AGTTCCATTTCCGTTATAGAATGTCATGGTACCTGTATAAACTCCAGTACAGTACACACTTCCAGATGAATCAACCGTAATTCCATAGCCAAAATCAATTCCTGACGACCCTGCACGTGCACACCAAAAACTGTTGGGAACGGGGTTAGAACGAATAACTGAAATACCAATATTTTGAATCGTTACGAGTGTTCCTGCCGCGACGGAAAGCGTGAGTGTCGGTGTAAGACCGGTCGTCGTTTGACCTGCTTGTGTCACACCGGACGGAAGACTCGGAACCACCCAAGCAATTGTATATCCTTCCGGATTATAATACGTCACGGAATACGTCTGTGTCGTTGTCGTATCAATTACAGAAGGTGTTTGATAAATAAGACGTGAATACGTTCGTGTATATTCAAATGTTGGAAATGCGAGATACTTGATTGGTCCAGAAAAACGCATAAACTCTTTTTGATCACGTGTAATCATCGTTCGTTGTGTTTGAGTAATCAAAAACTTGTGTGGTGTATTTTTGACCCAAGCACGTTCATGTTCATCGAGGTGAATGATATATCCATAGAGAGTAAATTTATATGTCGACACTGCATTCACAAGTTTGATGACAAGATCGTGGTACTCGAGTGCAACGAGCGGAAACGCACGTGACCATTCTTTACAAAAGAAAAAGTGAAGTGGATACACACCTGCAGCCGGAACGACGCGTTGTGAAAATGATGACGCTTCAAGTGTCGGCCATACTTGTGATGAAAATGTCACGTCTTGAAAATCAACAATTTGGTGACCGATTGTTAACGCAACACCATCGAAAAGTCCGTACCATGACGTTAACGGAACGAGCGCATTTGTCACGGGATCTGTCGCCGTAATGTAACACGGACCAAGCATATCACCGTACCGTGGAAATCGATACGAACCGTCTGCATCAAAATTCATTTTTTTGAGTTCAATACCGAAAGGAATATGCTGTCGGTACATGGATCGAAAAAATGAAACTTGAGGATCACCTGATAGCCACACATCTTGTGGCCCTTCCGCAAGAAGTTGTGCTCCTTGCGTACTCATCTACTCATGAAAGAGAATTTAGCTACTGTACAATAATGCACCCATACCGTTTTGAATACGTAAAACGTTGTAATTCACAGCGTAAATGAAAGGATTCTGAGAAGCGTTAACAGATGTCGTGGCAATGCCAGAAGCACCCTGGACGATGTTCTGGAGTGTAATGGTCGTTGGCGTGACGATACGGTAGGTATCGATACGAGAGAAGTTGAGCGTTCCGGTTGGCTGAAGCTTGGACGTGTCGAGGCAGAATGGAATGATGGCGACGTTTGCCGTCTGGCCATATGGAGAATAGCCGAATGGTGTGTGGTAATACTGGTTGGGATCGACCCACTGGAATAGGGACCGAGACTCGCCGATATCCACGCCGTTCACCTGCGTCTTGAACTGGAGCTGAGACGCCAGAGTTGGACCCTGGGTGTTTCCACCGGGGAGAGTGTATGCCTGGACGTAGTTATTAGACTGGAACGCCAGGAACTTGACGGGGTGGGCAAATGCCAACTCGACAACTGGAGCGCTTGGGATAATCTGGCGCTGAACCTGCGTAATCAACATATCCTGGGACGTCTTGGCAAAGTAATCACGCTCACCCTGATCCAGGTAGATGAAGTTGGTCCAGACAATGTACTGAAGACCGCTGTAATTGGTCGGGCTTGGTGCAACAGGGGTGCTCGTACCGGGGCCAACATATGCCTGGGTATTCAGGGTTGGGCTCCAGGTAATACGAATCTCAACATCGTGGTACTGAAGAGCAACCAGGGGCAGGGCAGACTGCCAATCCTTGCAGAAGAAGAACTTAAGAGGCTGGAACGAGTTAAAGTTGTTCCCGGGCTGAGATGCAGTTGCAGCTTGGAGGAAGCGCTGGCTTCCGTTCATAGCACCAGTCACGGGCTCAATCTGATTCATCCAGAATCCGTCCTGAGTATCAATCACCTGACCACCAATCAATAGTTCAACTTTATCAATAATATTTGATGTCCAATTCAGTTGAGGAACAAGAGCACCGTTTGTATCACGAGCTGTAATGTACATGTAGGACAGCAGATCACCCTTCTTCTCGAGACGGACCGTAGAGATGCCACCTGCAGTAGGTGTGCCCTGGATCAGTTGACGCTCGACAGAGTTGGCAAAGTGCGTGTACCGCTTGTACGAAGATCGGTAAAATGAGACCTCAGGCTTCCCAGTCAGGTATGCGTCCTGAGCGCCGATTGCTACGAGTTGGACAATACCGCCGCTCATTTAACAATGAGCAAGTTTTTTTTATGCCTTGGCATAATCCACAAATGCTGGCTGAGCGAGAGGATTCTTCGACCGAATATCCCTTGCGAGGTTAAGATCCATGGGTGTTTCTGTACCCTTGAAAATATTGAGCTTGTCGTACTGTGGTGCAATGTACCGGTAGGTACGTGAACCATCTGGTGGACGAACAGGAAGAGAACTGGCTTCGAGACGTGTTGTTGTTCCGGCACCGATCATTCCAATAGGATCTTGGCGAACATTCATACCTCCGGGATTTGCAGCTCGATCGGGGTTGACGCGATTATTCGAGTTGCGTGTCTGATTGTTGTTCAGAAGGGTACTGTCGTATGCCTGTTGTACAAAGTACTGGGCCGGACCATCACCCAAATTATCATCACGGTATCCAGTTTCTTGACGGTTCGTTGTACGACGTGTACGCTGGAAATCGGGGCGACCCTCTTGGGCTGTAAGCGCACCACCCTGTCCCTGTCCACGATTCTGTGCTGGTGGTCGGTACCATGCCTTTGTTGGTTTGGCATGGTGTGTAATATCACCCATGGTCGTTCCACCAAACTTGATGGTCGAGTTTGCTGGTCCACCCCATGTTCCTGGAAGTGTATTGAGACGCTCCTCATTCATGTTGTTCGGCTCAATGCGGAAAAACTGTTGGAACCCACCGGATGCTGGTGTATTTGGATCGAGACCAAGACCTCGTCCGACGTATACCTTCTCTGTTGGGTTGACATTATTCATCTTGTTCGTCACAGGCTCACGATACGAAATATCGTACACGGGCTGACCAAACGGAAACCGTTTTCCATCCTTGACGATATCGGCCATATTCGGAACAATTTCCTTTGGCTTGAGACGCCAGTCGCCTGAGAATCCGCGGCCGTGATCCGGTGTCATGATTTTGGGGTCCAACTGCATATCCTGCTGTGCAAACTGGTCATATTGACCAAGATCCTTACGGAATATACGAGGTGGATTTAAAAGTTGAGGAACTGGTTCCTGCTGCTGATCGTCATCCTTGGCGTCGCTTATCTTTTTTCCCGTATACACGAGACCTACGATCGCCGCTAGGCTGAGCGGGTCCATTAATGTATGCTAATAATTTATTCCTCTTCTTCCCATTTTACGATCAACGTGTATCCTAGCTCTACAATTCTCATGTCACGTTCAACTGTTTTGGCGTACACTTCATTCCACGGTATTTTACGAGTTGGATGTAAACCTGTGGCGTCATAATGTTTATGGTTCGGATGACCATGCCAGTAATAGCCGTGATACTCATATACCGTGTTAGTTATTGGATCATATCCGTCTACTTTCCATGATGTACCGGGAATACGATACTCCCCCTCGGGGGTATTCGCTGTCCTAAGACTAGGTATATTCAAACTTTTGAGCCATTCAAGAGAAGCTCTTGAAACTCCTTTACTCTTGGCACATTGTGGACATCCCTGACGTTGAAGAATATGATTATTTGGATTCTGTCTAAATATACCGTGTTTAAGGCACTGAATTCTCATCTTAACACGCATGCCTTTATAGTCTTCAATGTACTCGTATTTATCATCATGGATGCTTTTTGCTCTTTCTAGAAAATGATCGTGTGTTCGAAGAGAGGTTTTACCACAATGTTTACACCCTTTTCCGACCAAATGATGTTTTGGTTTTTGCTGGAAGTCCCCGTGTATCGGGCATTTTATCGTTATGGGTGCGAGACTTCCTCTATATATTTCAGTATACTCGTATTTATCACCATGGATGATCTTTGCCCTGGTGATAAACTTTGTATGTTTCAGGGACAATGGGTCCATAAATATTACTTTACTATACTATTTTCTTCTCATCTTCCTCCTCCATACCGTTGAGCAAAAGCCCGAGACTGATCGACTGCATATGTGCTTATCGGGTCGAATGTCATGTATCGAACAGGTTCATCAACGCCATACAACGTTGGGAAATCAAAGGGCTGCGCTGTCCAATACTTGTTGTTTCGCGACGAAGTCTGAGACCGAAGAGCATCATCGGTCATAATCATATCAACATAGTTTGTGTTCTTTGGACCGATCCAAACTCCTTCTTCAAGGATAAGACTATCCGTCTGAAGACGAGGCATTTTTATTATTACGAAAGATTTTAACGGGAGCCAGCACCACCATATCCTCCACCGTTTCCTCCACGCATCTGTGTACGCTCTGGGAAGCGTGCATTCGGGTTTCCTTCTGGATCGCACGCCTCTGGTGTATCGCGACACTGAGGTGCAAATGGTCGTCCATACGAAGCCTGTGCAAATGCGGCTTGATCATTGGGTATCGTTGTGTTTGCTGTGGTGTAAAAGTTTCGCTCAAAGTCTCTCATCTTTTCAAATGGATGCACAGTCGCAAAATTGTTTTCAACTTCTGTGCGTACAGATGGATACCATGCTGCCGGAGAACGATCGGGGTCCGTGCTGTATTCACTCATCAGAACATTCCCCATGGGGTTATCAAGCGTTGGCATGGTCACACCTGCGCCCTTTGGTGATGAATACATGGAGCGAGCGCCATCTGGAATCATATTTTTGAAATACAATGTGTACAAAACACCAAGGACCAAGAGACCGAGAAGAATCACACGTGCATCACGGCGAATCATAAACAGTAAGACGACAGCATATATGATGAAACGTGTCGTCGCCTCGACACGTTCCTTTGCCGTCTGACGGTCTGATGGCCAAAAATCAAGCATATTCTCTTTTTTGAACACCTCTTGTACAATGTCCATATTGATTTAGTCGGAGATCTTTTTCGGTCCCATCAACTGTGACATGAGTCCTGACATGTTCTTCATGAGAGCCTCCTCGGAAGTAAGTCCCTCCTCAGTCATCTGCTTTGCACACTTTTCGGCGACACTCTCAATCATGCTGAGTGTCTCGGCTGGGAGTGCCGAAATAGTTGTTGCCAAAATATACAATGTCTGAAGATACTTCCAAATTGCCTCCTTTGTTGTCTCGGACAGTTCGTCTGTCCAAATGGATGACAAATTCAGCTCTTTCAGAATTGGAATCTCCTCTGTGTGCGTCTTGAAGAAGGAATCATCCTTCTCCATAACGTGAGAAATGTAGGGACTGATTGACTCGAGATACTTTTGAAGAATCAAACGAGGACGAGTCTTCTTTACGAGACTGAATGATGATTGAAACTTGACGAACGACTTTTCCTCTGGAAAGGTGAGTACAAGTTCGTCGAGAAACTGCTCCATCATTTCATTGAACGCTTTTACGGTAGTCGTCATTATATATTTCCCACGTATTTTTACTTTAGAACGGTTCTGACGAGATTGTTTCGCGTGAACCAACCCCCTGACTGACGATGAAGTACACGAGAAGACCAACCAAAAACGCCGGTTTAAAATATGCAGAGTTTGGAAGCTTCTCTTTGTTCATTGAAGCCTTCACATAAATATATGCCATGGTCGCGGCTGCACCAATTGCCCCTGCACTCATTGGGTCACGGAAGTAGTGATCCATATATATCTTTACGACTTATTTTTTCTCTGGAGCATCATCGAACAGAGTTTCTTGATGAACTGGAGCTGGAGCTGGTGTTGCAGGTGTTGCCACGGGAGTCACCGGAACATCCTTTGTCTCAGCTGATACATCTGCAGCTTCGGGTGTCGTTGGTGCTGGATCCGTCGGAGACGGTGTAGCAGGTTCTTCTGTCGCCGGTGTTCCGGGTTCAGTCGTTGCCGGTGCAAGCGCTTCATCCTCTTCGTCGATATCGCATGGATCTGCACCGACACCATTTTCCATGTCGAGTTCTCCTCCTGCAAAAGAGGGAATGTACGTATCGAGAATTTGCTGAATAGGAATGAAATCATCAATCACTTCACGAATACATTTGGAAAAACGCTGTGTCAATTGTGCACGTTTCTCAGAATCTTTGATATCTTCGACAACAATGTACGGAGAATCATACAGATCCTTTGCGGCTGCGATATAGCATGAATGTACAAACACGTCATTTGTCGGAAGTTTTACATTGAGTTTTTTAGACTCGCTCGAAATACGAACGGCTGACATGATTTTTACAGAAATGACAAAGACGGCAGCAAGAAGGTTGGGAAACATGGCACATGATTTTATGATGGCATCTGTGTGTTGTTTGACCATGGTATTATTCCATCCTTTCACTTCGACGAGAAGACCCTGAAACATCAAAAGTGTCTTACGGCCCTGAGACTGTTTCTTTGCTTCGGCATAAATGTCGAAAAAAGCATCAATCATTACCGGTGCCATGACACCGGCGAGTTTTGCTGTATATTTGCGATCTGCTTCAGCAAGAACATCCATTACTTTTCCTATACAGTTTTATTGATGCTACTTTCCGCGCGTTCGGATGTCCCGTGCAGTCTTTGCGAGATTTGCAAGACTGGGGAGATCATTTGAATGATCTATAATTGTCGGCTGTTGTTGTACTGATGCATTTGGTCTATCCCACGTCACATGAAATACATGTGGTAAAGCACGTTCGACACGATATCCAAGACGTCGAAGTTGACGTTCGAGATAATTTGATGCAGAATCATGCGAATACGACGGATATCCTATAACAAAACGCGGTGTCGTGAGAATTGCTCGATGTGATCCAAGCGACGCAGCGTTTGAAATTGTTCTTGAAAACTGTTCGAGAATAGCTTTGTACGTAGATTTTCGAACGTCGAGACGTTTTCGCTCGCGTTCCGCGAGTTCACGGGCCGTAACCACCATACTACAATGTATATATATTCTGATTACGCAACAAGCGCATTCTGAAGATACAAATCAGATGATCCAGTGGGCATGGAATTTGACTGCGCAGCAAGGAATTGCGTTCCCCGTTGCTGAGCGCGCTGCTGATCAAGCCATGTATCAAGTTTCTGTGCAACATCAGGTGTTTTCGCTTTGAGATCAGCAAATTGCTGAGTCAGTGTCGCCTCAATGGAATCGAATGTCTGATACTTGTTCTGGTCTTGTGCATACTCAAGGAATGGACCACTGACATCAGATTGTGTAAGTCCAGACACTTTGATCAGATTTCCAGACTCATCGGCCTGGACATCATACTGGACACCAAAATATCCACGCGTGTTCAAAAAGAGAATACGAGCGTTATAGATGGTGGACCCCTGATCACCCTGGAGCGGATTGACATAGACTGTCTGAACAGGGTATAGATCCGGAACACGAGCCTGGATATTATCGATGATATTTTGGATCGTCGATGGTTCAACTGATATCGAAGAAGATACATCAGTGAATGTTTCGTTCCGTGTACGGTTCCAAATGAAAAACCCGAAGAGCGCCAAGAGCAAAAATATAATCAACGTCTCGCTCTTCATTCTTACCTGAGTGCGCTGAAAAAATTTATTGAAATCCCAAGATAAAGTTAATAATGGCAACACTTGTCTATAGTGACAAATGTCAGTACTGTGCCCAGGTGATTCGCTTGATCCAGGAGAATCCCGCTCTTCTCCATGTCATCAAGTTTCATAACGTCATGACACAGGGTGTACCGTCACGTCAAATTACACGTGTCCCCACCATCGTGACTCATGACGGAAAATTGCTTGTCGGAAACGAAGTCAAGGCGTGGATTGAATCTATGGTTATCAATCAAGATGTCGATGCATCCATGGCATTCGGTCCAGCAACAACGTCTCTTGACGGGAATGATGATGAAGACTCTGGAAACTTTTTTGATCTGAACAACTACGGTGCTGAACTCAAACCATACATGTCAAAAGAGCTTGAGGAACGAATCAGTCGTAAGGTTCAGGATGCATATTCATCATACCAAAACCAAAAGTAAAATTTCTCTGTACTCAGTAGATAATGTCGTCGAAAGTTGTTATTCCGACGAATGTCCAAGTGAGTAACTTGGTGACGCTTGGAAATGTCACCGCATCAAATGCGCTTGTCACGAATAACGTCTTTGCGACAAACGTGTTTGCTACAGGAAACGTCGTCATTTATGGAGCACAAACTCCTGGTCTTACGACGCTCCAAGTCTTTGGAAATGTCGTCATTTCAAATGCCTTGACGGTTTCAAATTTATACTTTTCAAATGCAACCATTACAAACAACGTCTATGTCGCGAATGCCTTAACGACAAACAACATCTTTGCGACGAACGTGTTTGTCACCAACAACGTGTTTATCGGTGGGTCTCAAACGGCGTTTACGACACTTCAAGTGATTGGAAATGCCTACGTGTCCAATGCATTGTCAACAAACAACGTCTTTGCAACGAACGTGTTTGTCACCAACAACGTGTTTATCGGTGGGTCTCAAACGGCGTTTACGACGCTTCAAGTGATTGGAAATGCCTACGTGTCAAATGCCTTGACAACAAACAACGTTTTTGCGACGAACGTCTTTGTCACGAACAACGTGTTTATCGGTGGGTCTCAAACGGCGTTTACGGCACTTCAAGTGATTGGAAATGCCTATGTGTCCAATGCATTGTCAACGACAAACGTTTTTGCGACGAATGTGTTTGCATCAAGTTTTTTAACATCTGTTGTCACAGGACGTACGACGGGGTATACAGCACTTGGATCAGATAGTTATATAGGTATGGCAAACGGAGGTACAGTTACGATACCTCTTGGAGCTTCTCTTGTTCGAGGAAAAACATATATCATCAAGGACGAGTCAGGACTTTCAGGGACGAATCCTCCGCGATACCAAGTTACAATTCAAATGTCTGGTGCTGATTTACTTGATGGCCAGTCCACAACTAATATTCAATTGAATTATGCTTCGTTGACAATCATGTATACCGGCGCTCCAAACCGCTGGTCAATTATCTAAACTATAAGTATGACGTACACGGTGTTCAATACGTTCCGTCCGTACAGTTTTGGTACGGACGCGATCGAACGTCAGCGTGTTTCGCTCGGGCAATCGATTATTGATGCTGATTTCGAGTATGGTCTTCAGGCCACAAAGTGGCAGACGTTTCAAGATATTCGAAAGACGCCCTCCATGTATGAAATTCCAGGAACTGATTATAATTTGTCATCCGTTGTGTCTGATGGATCTACACCTTCCCTTATTTCCGCTCAGATGAGTTCCACAACATCCACTCCTCAACAGATTATTCAGGCAAGTAATGTGATTGCCAACCAGATTTGCCTTATCGCTACCGTGGCGTATGCCAGTGGTATTGTCACTGTGACACTCAGTAGTGCATATCCACATGGTGTTCTCCCCGGTTTCACATTTCCAGTCACAATCGTGAATGTCCAAACAACAGCTGGAGCTGGTTCCGTGAATGGACAATTTATTGCAACGGCGACGACAAACTTACAGTTTACATACCCAGTTGCCGGTGTAACAACGGGGTCTACATTTAGTGTAAGTGCTCTAACTTTTGCATATGTCGGAATTCAACAAACAGTACCAAATCAGGCAGCGTCTGTTGCCCCTGGTGGTACTGCAACGATCGTCACGGCGATTCCTCATCAGATTACACCTGGAACAACATTTCAAGTTCAGATTTCCGGAGCAACCGGTGGTACATCTGGAACAATTAACGGAACATTTACGGCAACAGCTTCTGCATACTCAGCTGCTGGTGGTTTTTTTGCAAATACATTTACATTTCAAGCACTCGGAACCGCATCTGGAACCTTTAACGGAAGTTCATCGACATTTCTAAATACAATAGGATTTGTCGTCGGAAACCAATTTGGTGCTCCAGCAGGTACAGCAAATCTGCCAGTGGCTGGATATGTACAGGCAATGTCAAATACGTACTTTATAAACGGTTTGTCATCATTCATCACTGGACCTATTTCCAATGCGTATGTCATTGGATCAAACGTGACAGTTTCATTCAACACACAATCGTTTTTGAATCCGACCATTCCTGGAGGAACAGGTATAAATTCGACCATGGGTATCACGTCCAATCTTGCCAGTAACGTGTTTACACTTGCAAGTGCTCCGGTTCTGAACACGTCAAACACAGGAGTCGTCAATCAATATATTATCCCAACTCCGACGGCGCATAATATCGCACTCGGAACATCATTTCCATTGACGCTTCAATCTGTGGTCAACGCTGGAAACTCTATCGGAACGATTAACGGAACATGGACGGCGACAGCACTTACAGCAAATACATTTTCGATCATTGTACCTGGTGTAAACGCATCATTCGCTACATCTGGATATGCGTACATTCCAATTAATCAGGTTCTTCCGCTGAGTGGATCGAACGTCTACCCTGGTGGATTTTCATCCGTGACATTGGCAATTCCACATAACATCCCCCCGGGTGTACCTGTACAAATAAACAACACCGGTATTTCCGGTGGACTCACTGGAACTCTCAACGGTTTGTTCAATGCAACAACCTATGTTCCATACTTAACAACGAGTCCACTTCAAACAACGTCGATGGTGGCTCTGTCAACAACTGTCGTTCAAGCAACCTTTGCAGCACCGCACGGTCTTGTTCCTGGACAACTGATTACCGTCTATGGTTCATATGCATCGTCTGGTCTTCCATTCAACACGACGGCCGGTACACCCGTTGTCGTAGCATCTGTCCCAACATCGAACGCATTAACCTATGCTCTGACTGGTCTCACACAAAGTGCGACGGCGACGACCCAGGGGTATGTTGTCAACTTTGGAATGACCGCCTTAACACCTTCATCCATGACATTCTCTGGTACACAAGGATCTACAACACAAACCGTGATCGTGACATGCACACAGCCACACGGGTACTCGTCAACGTTTTACATCAATGTTGCCGGTGTTGTTCCTGCTGCGTTTAACACGACTGCAGGTACACCTGTACAAGTGACTGTGATTGACGCATGGTCATTTAGGTACCAAACACCTGGAGCGTTGACGACGGGTCAAGTACCAGCAACGTATATTCCTATGGGATGTATCACACCGGGTCTTCCTGCAGGATCATATACACTCTCAGGAACTACAGTGACAGCTGCATTTTCAGCACCTGGTCACGGACTCGTGACTGGTATGTTGATTCAGACATCTGGTTTTTCTTCAACTGGTGGAACGATGAATCTTCCAGCTGTGCCTATTACCGTCACAAGTGCAACTGCGTTCACATTCCCTTCAAACGCAACGGGCACTGTCACAAATTCAGGAAGTATTACAGTCGTGTCATACGCGTACAACTCATTCTATTTCCAGAATCAAGCAACGGGAGTATTCAATACATCGATCGGTACGACGCAGCTTCTCAATGCATTTGGGTTTCAATCGATTCCTCCTCCTCTCACTGGTGCAACCCAATACACGGCAAACATCTATACGTTCGGTGCAACGTATAGCGGTCTATCAACATATATTCCTGGTATTCCAGTTCTTCAGGGGTATTCTTCAAATTCAGCAACGGGATACATGACGTATCCGGCACAGGTGTTTACATCGAATACACTGGTTCCAGTTATCGGAACATCACTGGTACAAAACAACGCAACGCCCTTGTTTTCTCAAAAAGGTACTTTGCTTGGAACATCAAACGCATATGGCACTGCGGTCACAACATGGAGTAACACAGCGAGTAACGTACTCATTTGGACATCGGCAAATTTCAGTCAGTGTGCTGCGCCAATTCCAGTAAACGTATCTGGTATTACAATCAGTACATCAAACGTCGCGACCGTGACTCTCGGTGCTTCACCCATTCCAGGTATTTCAGCTGGTATGACATTCATGCTCGCTGGAGCAACAGCGCCTGTTGGTATCAACGGTTCATACACGATCACGTCCGTTACTGGATCGCCCGTGACAGCATTCACATTTAATACAATTCTTCAGGGAACAGTCACTGGAACACTCACAACTGGGTGTCAAGTGTCCCCCGTTCCAGCACTTCCAATCACAATCACGAATGCCGTCGGTGGTTTTGGCGGCGGAAGTATGCAAGCTGGTGGTGGTTTGTTCGGTCTGAATGGTGGAATCAATGGGTCTTGGCTTGCATATCCCGTATCAAATGCTGTATCGAACGTTTCATTGTCTGGGTCATCGAACGTCGGTATATTCCAAATCAATACACCGACCCCCGTGATTCAACCGTATACAACTGGAAACGTCTATTTCGGACATTTACAGACGATTCCAAATGCACTGATCACGACATCTGGGGGTGTTGCCACCGTGACAACCGCCTTACCACATTTTATTCCAAACGGAACCATGTTTCCGTATCAACTTACCGGAACAGCAGTGACATCCGGAAATATGAACGGAAGTAATGTTGCTATATCCACGAGTGCAAATACATATACATTCTTTACATCGGCGACACAAACATCCGTTATAAGTACAACATTTTTCGGATCGACCAAGTTTTTAGGAACAATGGGATTCACAGTTGATTCTCCCTTGACTGGTTTCACGGCAAACAATTATATCGTCGGTGGCCCGGTTTCAAATACAGCCTCGAACATATACACGATTCAAAATTTCTTTACATCGAACGGTGTATCTGCATCAACCTTGTCTGTCGCAGCACTTACAGGACTTGCAACCGTCACGACAGCACAACCACATGGATTATCAGTCGGACAATACGTCTCAATTCAGGGTTCACTCATGAGTATTCCAAACGCAACATCAACAACAACTGGTGTAACATCTGCAGGTACAGGTGTTGCATATTTCACGGCATCTGCTAGTCACTCGTTTGTTCCAGGAATGATGATTACAGTCACGGGAAATAATCCCACGACACTGAATACACCAGCGACAGGTGCACCAATTTTGTATGTTATTTCAGCTACTGTATTCGCATATCCAACACAGGGTGCCGTGACAGCGACAACAAGTGCTGCTGCAACGGCTGCAATTTATGGAACGGGCGTTGCGACTGCGTCTCGAATTATGGACATTAGTCCAGTTCAGATTACATCACTACCGGCAACGAATCAATTTACATTCAATAGCGGAATATTCCCGCAAACTGCACTCAGTCTTCTCGGTGGGAATGTACCGCTCATTCTTCCAGCATCTGGATGCGTCAGTTACCTGAACAATCACAACTTTATCGGCGGTGCACTCCTTGGTGGTCTCCCTGTCTCCGCGTACCAGGGTCTCTCATCAAACGTTATCAATATGACAGGTCTCGGAAATGCAGCTCGTAACTACGATCGCGGTGAAGGCTACTTCTTATTGAATGGTATTGGAACCAATGGAACATTCGGATACATAGCCAAGGGTCAAGTTACTCCGGGTATTATTAATACATCATATACCGTGTGTCGCCGTGGAGGCATATTCAATTCTGGACAGGCAAGGTTCCAGAATGTTACGTTATCACAGAACGGTTCAGCGTCCACTGCAAATACGGTAACCATCTCAACATCTTCGCCACACGGTATTCTTCCAGGAACACCGATTACACTTATTGGATGGTCAAACGTATTCGGCGTCAATGGATCGTTCTTTGCAGAGAGTGTTCCAACGGCAAATACTTTGACATTCACACCGACGGGTGCTGTCGGTGGAACAGGTGCTGGTTCTGGTCTCATTGGCTACGGAGGATCCGTTTATGTCCAACCATATTCATACACGGTTCATCGTCCATTTGATGGTGGTGTCCTCTTGTCTGTAAATCAGCCAGTACACGGTGCAACAGCAATGCGTCAATCCAAGAAGGTGTTCCGTTACCAATCCGGAAAGGGTCTGTTGTGGTCAACAGGAACCTTGTTCTGTCCGAACAACGACATCATCGTTGCAACATCCAATGGTCTCGCATCTGGAAGTGTGATTTCGATTGTGACTGATATTCAGCACGGTGGTCCCCAATCCGGGGCATCCTTTTTGCTCAAGGGAATCACATCCAACGGATACAACGGTTCATTTCTTGTATCGAATGTGATCAATTCAACAACCTTAACCGTTGTATCACCAACACCAACACCAGTCGCCGGTCTCGGAATCAGTTCGATTGCCGGTAACGGACAGACAGCGACAGTCACGACGTCGACGAATCATAACCTCCAGACTGGTTCGTATGTTCAGGTACAATATACGACATCTCTTCTTGCGACACCGAGTGCACAAACCGCAACCAGTTTCCCATCTGGGTCTCTGGTGACGATCAATCTTGCAAGTACAGGTACAGCAATCAGTGGTTTAATTACCAATGCATCAACGATTGGAGTTACTGGAACAGCCGTAACAATGACAATTCTATATGCAACCTCGACGCAAATTGTGACATCAGTAACAAGCACAGGGTATTTTGTGATTACACCTGTTGCATCTGGAACGTCTATCACAGGAACGACCCAGACAGGAACATATACAACGAACGGAACATACACTGTGAACCCATCGTTCATATCATCAAATACACTTGTTCTCGGTCTTCAGAGTGTCGGATCGCTCGCCAATTCACAGACACTGACGGCACCTCAGCTCGGACAAATTGGTATTAACACGAGCGGTACAGGAACGCTCAGTTCAATTACATCATCGAACGTCGTCATGACAGTGTCTGCAGCATACACGATTCAGCCGAACGTTTATGGAACATCAATCACGACGAACGCCGGTCTCGGGTACTTGAACGGTGTCTATGTACCCATTTCCGTGACGGCACAGGCTCGTGCCGGAGGTGTTGTCTATTCAACCGTGACGTCCGGAACCGTGACTGGTACGTATGCCCAGGACTATTTTGCATCTCCATATGCCATGACAAATCTGGGCCTCTCGGGAACAATTGGTCCAGCGACGATTACAAACGTGACGGGTGCTGGAACACTTACATCGCCATTCGTCATTACATCGAATGCCGTACAATTTACGACATCGTATGTTCCATCGTTTGCGACAAACTCATTCACTGGTGGATTGGGATTCAATACTGGAAATGCGCTCGTGCCCGTTGTTGCCACCGGACCGACGACATTTACATATGCAAACGGTACAAACTTTGCATCGGTTTCCAGCCCCGGAGGTATTGTGACATCTCCGGGAGCATATGCAATTACATCGTTCACATCGAATGCAACGACTGCTACAGCGACGACATCAAATCTTCACAACTTTGTCTCTGGAACGATCGCTACCATTACGGGTATGACGCCACCTGGATACAACGGAACGTACGTAATCTCTGTTGTCAATTCAAATACGTTCCAGATTTCGACAACTCTGAATCAGACGGCGACTGTTCTTGGAACTGTGACAAACGCTGGTACCCTTCAAGGAACACTTGTCAGCGTTAATATTTCATCGATTGTCGGTCAAACACCAACACCGACACAAGCGACCGTGACGACCGTGACACCTCACGGACTTGCAACAGGTACCGTTGTCAATATTATCAATCCATCCGTTGCTGGTTTTGCAACAGCGGCAGCAGGTCCAGCAGTTATTACAGTCACTGGTCAAACAACGTTCGTGTACACGAATTCGACAAGCGGAACGGCAACAGTACAAGGACAAGTGACGACATATATCGCACAAATGTCTTTCCAGCCTCGCTTCGTGATTAACGGATGGCAAGGTGCTTCCGTTCGTGCCGGATGTTTCGAAGATCAGAACGGATGGTTCTGGGAGTTTGATGGCCAGACGGTATGGGCCGTGAAGCGTTCAAGCACTGGGCAAATGGCCGGACTGTGTACGGTCGGTACATTGTCTCAGACACTCAACGGTGATCAAAACTGTCGTTTCCTCGATCAAGTGCGTGTAGATGACAAGATTACCATCCGTGGTATGACACACACAGTCACTGGTATCCAATCTCAGAATCAGTTGACATTCAATCCACCGTTCCGTGGAGCCTCGTCAACCGTTTACAATATCAAACCGTGCCGAATTGTCGAATCACGTATACCACAATCTCAATTTAATCGCGATACAGTCAACGGGTTTGGACCAAGCGGATTTAATTTTGATTTGACAAAGATGCAAATGCTTGGAATCCAGTATACATGGTATGGTGCTGGATTTTCCGATTTCATGATCCGTGGAAGTGATGGAAACTGGGTCTTTGCGCATCGGTACGTGAATAATAACGTCAATGACGAGGCGTACATGCGTACCGGAAACATGCCCGTGCGTTACGAGATTATCAATGAAGCATCAATCGCAACGTCGACTCTTGCACAGACAATGTACACAAATGACAAGTTCTTCGTGATTAACGATAATCCACAATATTGGCCACCATTTGGAACGGTGATGATTGACCAGGAATTGGTGTCATACAGTTCATTCAGTAACACGGCACCATATACATTCACGGTGGTGTCCCGTGGTACGTTCCTCAATTATAGTGTCGCGGATACATCGCGCATTTTTGCAGGTGGAGCAGCAACTGATCACCCGATGATTACAACAAATCTCGGAAGTGTTGTTGGACCTTCAGTATATCTCGTCAGTTGCACGTGTTTCCCGGCCCTAAATCACTGGGGTTCTGCATTCATTATGGATGGTCAGTTTGATAGCGATCGTGGATACTTTTTCAATTACACATTCAATTCACCGTCGTCGATTATTGCCGGTCAGCAGCCCGTGCCACTCTTTTTCATTCGTCTTTCACCGAGTGCATCTGGTGGTATCGTCGGAGATATCGGCACTCGTGACCTTTTGAATCGTGCTCAGCTTTTGCTTGCAAAGTTCGATTGCTCCGTCGTGAATACAACTGTGGCAGGAGGTACAGTGAATCTTCAAGGTATTCTGAATCCAGCTGGTTTTGATACAGCAAATTTCAGTTGGCAGAATATCAACTCCGGTGTTCAGGGAGGTCAGCCCAGTTTCGCACAGTATGCTGTGTTTTCTCAAGTGACGAGCGGATCGTACATTCAGGGATCTGGCGAGCGTATCTTTTCGCTCATTGCACAGTCTGGTGGTGTGTCGACGATTGATCTCACATCACTCAAGGAGTTGTCAAGTACGATCATTTGTGGAAATCGATTCTTCCCGGATGGTCCAGATACGCTGATGATTACCGCACAGGCATACAATCAGAATATTACCAATTTGGTGACGAACTTGTACTGGTCCGAGGCACAGGCTTAAAGAGTACAGGTGTATACTAGAAGGGGTGAAGGACCCCACAATACACTGACCTTAGCTCAATTGGTAGAGCATTGGACTGTAGAGGAAAAACATTTCGTTTTTCCGTCCGTCTTCCAAGGGTCACTGGTTCGATTCCGGTAGGTCAGATCCGCCCCTATAGCTCAGTTGGTAGAGCGCACGCTTCGTAAGGAGAAATGCATCAGCGTGAGGTCTTGGGATCGAACCCCAATGGGGGCAATACCGCGCACATAGTATAGTGGTAGTACAGCGCCCTTCCAAGGCTCAAGCCCGGGTCCGATTCCCGGTGTGCGCATCCCCGGTTCCATCGTCTAATGGTTAGGACACAGGACTCTGAGGAAAACGGAGTTTTCCGTTCCCAGTGGGATCCTGTAATGGGAGTTCGAATCTCCCTGGAACCTTCTCCTATAGCTCAGTTGGTAGAGCACCAGGCTGTTAACCTGGGTGTCGCAGGTTCGAACCCTGCTGGGAGAGCTTTTTTGATATACACGGATTACGTATATCAAAAAAGCTTAAAAGTTCTGAACATTTATGTACTATGCCGAGGTTTACCGTGTCTACGATGCATAGTCGGCTCGATGCAACGACTGCTACGCATATTAGCGAACCTTTGCTGATTCTTCGTGGAAAATATCAACGAAAATCGTGTTGGACAATTGCAGACAAAGTGGCGTTTATAGATACAATTATGAAAGGATGGACATGTGCGCCAATTTACATTATCGAAGAGAAGAAGGCGGACCATGTGTTTGACGGTGCGCACAAACTCGAGACGGTGTCTGAGTTTATTTCAGATCAATTTGCAATTGAAAAAGTTTCAACTGTGAATTGGGAAAAGAGTCCACTCACTAGATATATTGGAAGTAAGTTTTCGGATTTTGATGAGAAGGATCAACGGATGATTCGAGGATACACATTTGATGTAAATGTGATTGACGAAAAAACTGCGAATGATGCCCTTGAACTCGAAGTGCTCTGGAATCGTCTCAACAATTCCGGAAAACGTCTGAATAAGTTTGAATGTGCAATTCCATTGTATCATGACTTGAATGATATCATGTCGGGTCTTTCGAAACAATGGCTCGAGTCTCGATATTTCCAGCGAAAGGACATGTCACGTGGACGTATCGAGGAGTTTCTTATGATTTTACTCGCTTTGAGTGAACCTGAAATTCCAGTTGCATTTTCTTCATTTCCAAACATTTATGAACGATGGCGTCAATCAAAGTTTGGTCGTGATGTCGAGAAACTTCAAAAAATGATTATGGATCACAAAATTGAAATGTCACGTCGACTCGATTTCATGTTTAAAATTTACAAGATGCTCGAGACACATGGTGTGTTTCGACGAAAGGTTGAACAAAACACACTCGAGACTGTGATTGCACGAATTGCAGTATGGTGTTCAACACCTCAAAAACTAAACAGGTGTGAGCCTGCACTCATAGAATTCGTCCATGCACTGTTTTCATGTGATTTGTGTAAACAACTCGAGTGTTACAATAGAAATGCTGATTTTCAGAAGAAGATGATTGATTATGTGAATCGAAATGTTCAGACGATTGTGAATGAAAAACTCGATCGGCGTTTGTTTACACCTGTGGAAAAGGCGCAGAAACTTCTCGAACAGAATGGTCAGTGTGCAGGATGTCTGAAATATATCGATTCAAGTGAGCCATACGAGGGTGATCATATCGTAAAATGGATCAATGGAGGCGTGACAGAGATGCATAATCTTCAAGTCCTCTGCAAAAGTTGTCATATGCGCAAATAAAAGGTTTAAACATACTTTACATATGTATCTTCAAACTATTCAGGCGAGCGCACTGAAGACGATTTTTGAAGTACTCAAAGATATTGTGAAAGATGTGAATGTGTATTTTTCACCGGCTGGTATGCGTATTCAAACCTTTGATATCGCAAAGGTGACACTTGTTCACATGTTTCTTCCGGCTGAAAATTTCGAACGGTATGAGTGCGAAGAGGAGATGATTGCCGGACTAAATATGGACAATACATACAAGCTTTTGAAATCTATTACAAATAATGATTCATTGACGCTTCGTATGGATGGTCGTGAGGTGCTTGATATCGAAATTGAAAATACGACAAAGCACACAAGTACAACATTTCATTTGAAGCTGCTCGATATCAATGAAGATGACTTGCACATTCCGGATATTGAGTTTGATGTCGTGACGACAATGCCGTCGGTTGATTTTCAGAGAATTACACGAGACATGGCAAATCTGTCATCCGAGATTACGATTATTCGTACATCCGATGCAATCGAACTTCAGTGTGTCGGTGATTTTGCTGATCAGAAAACAAGTATCGAGTGTGTTCATCAAGACATTGAAGATCCTGTCGATGGAACATATGCTCTCAAGTATATTAACACGTATACAAAGGCGACAAATTTGTGTTCGAGTGTTCAAATTTTCCAGTTTCGTCACATAGAAGAGCGACCAATTGTGTTTCGGTACGCAATTGCCAATCTCGGTGAGATTCGATTCTATCTCGCGCAGCGAATCACCGATGCGTGACCGAGAATATCGATGACACACACGGGTGGAAACGTGTCAGGAAATCGAAATATTGGGTACGTTTCGAGACGAAAGAATTTTGGCATGTATACTCTCCAAGACCATGTTCCAAATGCGTATGACATTGTTTGTTGCGTCACAATATTTTGTGGACCTGCAAATCGTTTCAATTGATGTGTAATATCCTCACCAGTGTCTATGATGAATGCATAATGAATTGGTACGTGAAAACTCCCGGACGCATGTCGAGGTGGCCATGAACCAACATGTGTATACTCTTTTCCATTGAATATGTATGTTGTCACCTGAATGTTTGAGTTTGTAATCCATGCTGTTTCGACGACAGTCATGTTTTTTGGACGGAGTGACAATAAAATGTCCATACTTAATAAAGAATCGACTCTTTATTAACTATGGAACGACGCATAAATGAAAAAATAAAAGAACTTGAAGACACACCTGAAGAGTTGTACGAGTATTTATCAAGATGTATTCCACACATTAAAGAGTATACAAAGGAACGCGCAGGTGGAATTCAAAGAAAAGATATTTATGACCAATACATGTCAAGTGTCGAAGGTGTTCAAACACATATAGAAAAACCATCATCGTTTGACACACCACTTCAATGTTCTCGATGCTCCAAGTGGTACTGTATCATGTATGAACACGATACAAGTACACATATATGTCGTGAATGTGGATATATAGAGTATGTCCAGGGACAAGAACGTGGTTTCAAAGAGGAACAAGAAATGGACAAGAATATGGTGTATTCATACAAACGCGAAAACCATTTTAATGAATGGGTCGCACAATTTCAAGCAAAAGAATCCACGACTGTTCCCTCTGATGTGATTGCACAATTACGTAATGAAATCAAAAAGCTTCGTGTTATTGACATGTCTGAAATCACACAACGTAAAGTTCGTGGACTTTTGAAAAAGCTTGGACTAAACAAATATTACGAACATGCTCCATACATTACAACGGTTCTCAACGGGATAAAACCACCGACCATGCCCCAGGAACTTGAGGATAAACTTCGACTCATGTTCCATCAGATACAGAAACCTTTTGAGAAACATTGTCCGGCAGACAGGAAAAACTTTTTGTCATACAGTTTCACATTGTACAAGTTTTGTGAACTTCTTGGTGAAGATGACTATTTACCATGCTTTCCACTTTTGAAATCAAAAGAGAAGCTACGTCGACAAGATGAAATATGGAAATTGATTACAAAGGAACTCCATTGGGAATTTATACCAACCGAAGTGTAATTTTTTTCATCAGTCATTGCATATGAAAGAAGCACGGGAAATTGCATTTGGGTTTGTGATTTTTTTCATCATCGATCGTCTCTCGAGGTTACTCAGTGCGATTGTCGCCGATCGTCGAAACTTGTCCGAACTTGAAATGGAACGTATGCGATGCAGTATCGAGATTTCCGCACTCCTTGTTGCTTTTTTTCTACTCATGTAACTGTTAAAAAAATGACACGCTGAATACCCATGATGAATACATACCGTGACGAGACGTTCGAATTGTGTCGAACAAAAGGATGGGACAAAGCACCTGTAAGTACAGTGTGGCTTTTGTTTACGGAGGAGATTGGTGAACTTGCATCGGCGATACGTCAGTATCAGCGTAATTTTCGTAAAACTGGACTCAAAAAGGATAGAGGAACTGACATTACCACAGAAATGGGTGATGTTTTTTCATACTTGTTTCAGCTCGCATACATGTTGAACGTCGACCTTGATGATATGTGGTCAAGACACAGAGAAAAGGTTCAGGCTAGAAAATATGTTGACTGTAACTAGATATGACTGAGCTTCTGTCAAATGACCAGATGTCCATGGATCGGATTAATCCGTATACATTGACAACCACGTTTGGTATCTCCTATAACGGAGGATATAAAGGACCTGCGCCTCAGTATCCAACAATTCCTGAAGGTCCAGCAGAATGGGACGTCGAAGGAGAGGTCCCAGAGTATACGGATCACATGCAGCCTTTATATATCAATCGATCTGGACCGATGATGGTGAAAACAGGGAGCTCGCACCCAGCAACGAGTTTCTTGTTTCCAGCCCGTAAGTACCAATTCGACGATGGATCAGCAACGTTTTCGCGTGAAATTGTATGGAAGGATGGACAAAACTATATTTCAGGACTCCCCACTGGATGGGAAACATCTGCAGGTGATTCTTTAACACCGATCATCGTTGTATTTGTTCTGCTACTCATCCTGATTTTTGTCGCACGTAAGATGAAGCTTTAAATTTTTTGAATCTTTGGAGCTTGCACAACAACAAGCTTCTCTTTGAGTTTTGAACGTTCCATTTGTCTGCGCTGTTCAATATTCGAACACTTGTGGATATCCAACTGGATACACCTCGTGCAAAACTGTTTCGAACACTCGCGGCATGTCAACGTCATCAACCCTACTTGACGGTGACACGCCTCGCATTTCATCTACTATCTCACATATATATTCCTTATATAAACCTGCTGCAATAATCCCGATGGTTTCTTCCTGTGGATCATCAACAATTTCACACAGACCAGACGTGCGTTTTGCGAGAACTTCATCCCAAAACGCCTTGGCGCGTGGAAGAATACGTGCAAACCATTCACGATCACGAAGTACTTCAGTCACTACAAACTCTTCAGGAGGCCCGGGGCGATATTGAATGAAATCACACGCCTCGAGATCGAGTACTTCAAGCAGCAGTTGAATCTGTGGTAAATAGTATTTTGGTACAGCCGGTGTAATCTTCCGTGTCAATGGACACTTTATTTCAATCAATCGTCCAGATTCAGTGACGCCATCTGGTGATCCTCCAAGCCATTTGTGCACTGGATGTTGCACAAGACCGATTTCATGAGATTTCTGACCGTATCGCTGATCATACAAGTCTCGGGCAACGGGTTCAAGAAGGGTTCCATGAGCAGTGGCAGCATTTCCATCCCATCGTACGGCTCCACATTTCTTGAGCAACAAGTCACTTGGTTTTTCATATGGGTTATCTCCGATGGCGGTTGCAAGATCGCTTGCAGTGAGCATCGTTCCGCGGAGTTTGAGCCATTCATCGGAACGTTGGTCGGCATAGGCTTGTGCGATGAGTTCTCTGACTCTTGGGTGAATCGTCTCTTCCTCAACATTCATAGTTTTTAGGTGTCTGATGTATTTAGATACATCATTCGATCGTTGAAGGGTATTCCATTGAATCGAGTCGTCGCGGCGTTCGTGTATGCGCCCATATTTTCCCAGACAATCCACGAATCACATTCGAGGTTATCTGGAAGTTCATACTCTTTGTATATGACGTCGCCTCCATCACACGTCGACCCAAAGATTGTCTTTTTTGATGTTGTTCCGTGAATACGTCGACCGTCTTGATCATACACTCCTTTAATACGAGGTTGTGCGTGATCAAAAACGATACAATTGAATGCACCGTACAAGCTTTCACTGATTGTAATTCCAGACCCTTTCGTTCCGATAATGGGTGTGTGAAGTTCAAGCACACGTTCAACAAAAAATCGACCGGGTTCGGCAATCAGTTCAACTCCTTCGGGTGCCTGGATGTTCTTCGGCAGGCCGTGGGTGGAGGAGAATCCTCCACCGATATCTATAACGCGAGGATCGTATCCGTACGCTTTCATGACATGAATCGCTCGTTCAGCCTTTTTGAGTGCAACTTCAAACACAGTTTGACTCGAAGCAAATGATCCAACATGAAACGAAACACCTATAATGTCGAGACCAAGTGTTTTTGCAGTGAATAACAAAACATCCCAGTCGTCTTCTTCGGCACCATATTTGTTTCCAAGCGTACACCGTGCCGATGGGTCATCGGCACGTATTCTCATCATGAGTTTCATTTCGGGACACACAGATACAATTTTTTTGAGCTCGCATACGCTATCAAACGTCGTTCGCATGATTTTCTTGTTTTTTGCGAAGTGGATATCATCCACTCGTTTACACGGGTTTGCATAAAGAATTCGATCTGGCTCAACACCCAAGTCGAGTACACTTTGAATTTCTGCCGGTGATGCACAGTCGAAATGACTTCCGAGTTCAGCAAGTCTTTGAAGAATGCGTTTTTCCGGATTACATTTCACGGCATAATAGGGTGTTACGTGGGGGAGCGTGTCAGACCATTCTTTATAGACGTCCTGGAGAATCTGAAGATCAAGAACGTAGAAAGAGTCGACCATCCAGATAATGGTATATTACTTTGAGATTTTTGGTGGCTGGAATTTCAGAGCACCCTCGGCTGCATTCTGTTCAGCTTGTTTTTTCGTCATTGCAAACCCTGACCCACTCGGAATACCATCGACAATCACTTCGATATGAAAGGTTCCATTTGGATACTGATTTCGTACCACGTACTCAGGCAAAGGAAGCTTTGCCGCCTGACACATACGCATCAACTGATCCTTGTAGTTGTCATCGGTCGAAGACACGCTCACCTTTTCAAAGGCTGAAAAGACAAACTTTTTCGCATGAACCATACCGATATCGAGGTATATGGCACCGACGAGCGCTTCAAACACATCTTCGAGAATGTGTGGATTTTTGTTCCACGCATTACGAATCCCTTTGTCATCCATAAGGATCCATTCGTGAAGACACAAACGTTCAGCAATTTCTGCGAGTGTCGACCCTCGAACCATCTTCGTTCGAGCCTTTGTCAAAAATCCCTCTTGTTCATCCTTGTGTTTGTCAAACAAGTATCGTGTAATAACAAATCCAAGCACGGAATCACCCATAAATTCAAGTGTTTCATAGGACAAGAGTCCCTTGTATTTTTTCAAAGCAGATTTATGTGTAAAAGCACGCTGATACAAAGACACATCACGAATCTTTGTACCAACGAGTTGTTCAATCTTTGTTCGGTCAATCGCCGGAGGATCAATTAACTCTTGTATTTCCATATATATTTACCGAGAGATTTGTTTAAGCCTTTGTTGGAGCAGCAGGCTTCTTCAGGGTTGGACGAGCAACCTTTGGCTTATCACCTGCAGGTGCTGGGGTAGCAGGTGCAGACGCAGAAGCGGCAGCAGCAGGCTCGCTCTTGATGTAATGAGGATTAATGTACTTCTGAATATTCAGGAAAGTAATCTGAGTTCCCTCGGGAGGGTTTAGCAGATCCTTCAGAGTGGCATCCATGGTAATATTCTGACCAGACTTCAGGTTGCGCTCGGTCACATACTGATTGATCAGCTTTGTCACCTGGCTGCGAGACACCTTCTCATCGGGACCCAGCTTCAGGAATGCGCGCAGCTTGTCAGTCACATCCAGAGGCTTGTTGAACCCATTGTTGGTCGCACGAGACTTGGACTTCTCACCCGTTGGATCATCCAGAAGCTGCTTCACCCTGCGCAGATCGCGACGCAGGGACTTGATCTCCGCCACCAGCTGAGTAAGTAGATCCTTCTCCATTAGTAGTTATCATTGCACGTACATCTTTAAATGCATTTCTTGCTTCATTCATGAATACCATCAAGAGTAACGCGAGCATCGGCCACGTAAGTGTCGGCCCGAGAACAAAAAATGCTACGACGTGCCACACCTTTAACCGACCGTAGACCGTTGTATCCTTGGCATACATGAATGCCTGATTGAACGTTGGCAAAGCGTCCATTTGTATATACAAATGTTTTCATTTTTTCGATTTGTACGCCACCCCGATGATGAGCATGATGGCATACAGAACACTCAGGACAATCATCAGGATCGAAAGCCAAGAAAGTGGTGGAGGGGATGTGGCTGAAGGTGTTGAAGTCGTCGACGTCGTTGCTACAGGAACGACATTTGAACATGGGTTTTGAGGACAGCATCCAGGATCACATCCATACTGAATACCGTCCGACTGATATGCACATATATATGTTACGTTTGCAGCGCTCTGTGTCGCGGGTGTAAGTCCTGGTGTGACCTGAGGGAGACACGAACAATTCTTTCCTGTATATTGAGGACCACAGTAACTCATTACTTAGAGACGTGATTTCTTTTCATACAAATGTTGTTTGGAACTCCATCCAAGCTCCCAGATGGCCGATACTTTTTAAAGATGAGCGAGTGTCCTGTACAGCAAATCAACAATGTTCCTTTTCAGCACACTCAGACGAGCGTAACTCTGAAGATTCCAGAGACGTATGTAGATATTTTCTCTGGAATTGATGAAGCTATTTTGGCTCAGGCCAGGGAGTCGAAGGTTTCATGGTTTGGGAAGGAGATTTCAGATGACACTGTTCTTTCAGCATACCAGAAGAGCCTAAATCCTGAGAATGAACTCTCAGCCTCGTTCATCACATCCAAGGGAAATATACTTACGACGTGCTATGATTCTCAGAAGAATGCTCTTCAATTTGAGGATGTTGTCGACGGAACTCCAGTCGACGTTCTTCTCGAGCTTACAGGCCTCGTGTTTACGAAGCGCGTATTCGAGCCTCTATGGAAAGTGATCCAGGTCCGAGTAAAGAAAAATCCAGTCAAGAAGTTTCCTCGGGAGTACCTGTTCAAGGATGACCCAGACGACGGGGTCGAGGAGGAGATTGATCTGTAAAAAAAGTCGACGTACATATAAATGGACGGCAAAGGTCTGGCAATTCTGGTACTTCTTTTTCTGATCACACTGATGCTGTTCATGCCTCAGCGCAGCGGGTATGCAAGTGTTCCAACGGGGGCAAATGTTCCCATGGATCTTGCATCTGGCCCGATGATTCACCAGGGCGGTGATGCTGCAGCTATCCAGGGAGCCTCTGATGCCAATGAGGGTACTCTTCCATTTGCTCCATTCTTGAGCATGGGTGGTTCTGGAAGCGGATTCAAGGTGGGTCAGGTGCCCACCGAGCCAAATGTCGGTCTGATTCCCAAGGAGGTTGTGACGACCGAGGACTTTGGACAGTTCAGCCCAGATGCTATTCTGTCTGGACAGAACTTCCTTGACCCCCGTGCTCAGATTGGTTTCCCCGAGACGATCGGTGGAAATCTGCGCAATGCCAATCGTCAGGAGCGGTCCGAGCCTCCCAATCCCCGTGACCCAGTAAGCATTTTCAATCTGTCGACCATTCCTCCAGACGCCATGCGTCCGAAGTTTGAGCTCCAGAATGAGTATAAAAGCTATTAAATAAAATGGTTTTTGAAAAGTAAATGGCCATGCGTGATGTAATGAGCGAATGGCTTGCCCTCAAATCTCAGTTGAAAGCTGCTCGTGCCGACTTGGGAGTACTCAATAAGCGCGAAAAAGAGCTTCGTACTGAGGTTCAGAAATATATGAAAACTCTAAAGTCAGAAGAGGATGTAAATACAGTACGTCTCGAGGACAAGAAGGTTTCGTACCAGCAAAAGGAATCTAGAGGTAGCATTACCAAAGAAGTTATAGTGAAAGGGCTTCGTGCCTTCTTCGGAAATAACGAAGCACAGGTCGAGGGCTGTTTCCAGTCCATCCTTGATTCTGCCCCCGTAAAGGAAAAAACCGTATTGACTGTAAGAACAGCCTAAAAATGGGTATCAACAACGAGTACGGCTACGATGCATTTGATGGTGATTTGTATGCATACGACGAAGAGACGTATGATGAGGAGGATCAGGATCTCGACCCAGAGTCGTGGGAGGATTGGCACAGTGAGCATATTCTCAATATGTGGATGTCACTCCGACAGTATCTCGAGGATAACTATATGAATAATCTACTTATGAACCGTGCCACCTTCCCAGATTTTGTTCGGTTTGTCCGAGAAAATTCTTCGTGAAGAGTATGGCTATAGACATTACAGGACCAAAGGTTCTCACGCCGGCAATTCTCTTTGCGCTTCTAAGCCCCGGACTTTTGGTCTCTTTGCCCCTGCCAATCGCTGCAGTCCTCCTCGCGATTGTCTACTTTGTTATTGCTCGCTTTGTACTTCAAGTAACTCTAAAACCCACTGATTTGATTGTTCCTGCAGTTCTGTTCCTACTTCTGACCCCCGGTGTACTTCTGACCATTCCTCCAGGCAGTCGCGGTGTGTTCATGTCAGGACAAACTTCCGTCGCCGCAATTGCCGTTCACGCCCTTGTATTCGCCCTCGTGTTTTCGACCCTGCGCGGCCAATTTCCACAGTACTATTGATAACATAAAATAGATATGAAACACCTGGTGTTTGGACCAGGTGCGATGGGGTATTTCGCATTCTTAGGTGCGTTGAGTGCATTATCAGATATGCATGCACTCAACGAGCTCGAAAGCATTTCTGGCGCATCTGCCGGAAGTATTCTTGGTTTTTTGTTCCTTATATCAAAAGGTGATACCAAATGGATGATGAATTATAGTTTAACAGTTCCAGTGAAATCAATCATGAAACCGAACATAAAGACTCTTTTACGTTCGTACGGTCTAATTGGAAGCAAAAAGTTTCGACATGTACTTGAAGATCTCACGCACGTACTCACTGGAAGAAACGATATCACATTTAAAGAACTTTACGATCATTCACCGATTCGTTTATATGTATCGGCATGTTGCGTCGATTTACATACGACACACTACTTTTCGGTCGATACAACACCAACCATGTCTGTTCTCGATGCCGTATGCATGTCCATTTCCATTCCGTTTTTGTTTCAGAGTATGCGTCACGGACCATGGCACTATATTGACGGTGGAGCACTCGAAGAACTTCCGTGTGGACCATACATAAATACTGACCCTCGAAATGTACTTGCATTTGGTATCTACGGTGAATGGGTATCAAAAGGTGTCAAAGATTTACGTTCATATTCGATCGAAATACTTGGAGCTGCGATGGGTCTTCGACACAAGTACACAATGTTTCCAAAAATAAACATAGAACTTCGTTCGAATGATACATTTGATTTCAATGCATCTCAAGATGCAAAAATACGTATGTTTTCGAAAGGGTACTCAATTGTAAAAAAATATCAGGATAAAATACATGATTCGTCGCGTAGCTCATCTGCGTCAGCTCTCCCGGAAAACGATTCGTGTTCCGCAGTCTCCAGCGCATAAAGCGTACACGTATACACGTCCCTCCTCTGTTTCCTATGTGAAATCAACAATGATTCGTAATATCGGACGTCCAGGTCGCGGACCAAAGGTTCTTCCAACGCTTCGGAAAGGTATGTTGACAATGTATGGATATTCAACTGCAGCGAGCCCGGTAGCGCGTCAGCGTGCGCTCTTGCGTGCCATTTCTCAGGGTGGTCAATCTCCTTTGTCTGTTCTGCGTCGTCTCAAAGTGATTCAGACGTACACACGTCGAAGCCAGAAGAAGGCATCTCAGACGTATGGCAAAAACTATAATTGGCTTCACTCCAAGTATTATTAACGTCGTCGTGTGAGAAGAATCATAACAAGACCTATTATTAAAAAGGCGACTGCACCCATGTATACTTTGTCTCGATCTTCAAACATGCCATCTTTGACTGGCGGTGGAAGACCGAGCTGACGTTCCGGTGCAACTGGAGGAAACGTTGTATACACACGTAAAATGAATGAATTTTGATCTTGTGTACTCGGAACAGCTGTTGCATTCGGTGTAAATTGAACGACTGCACCTGTATAATCAAGCCAACGAATGGTTAGACGCTCGATTGAATCGAGACGTGAAGGATATTTAATCGATAATGGATAATCCGATGTTTCTTTGAATACACGATTGGAGTATTGTAATACATCAACTGGAATCATTGCAAACGATGTCGCTGGAGTTGTACTCGTGGTTTGATTTCGTTGAATCGTGGTTTCAGTTAGTGCTGTCACGGGGAATGTAATATTGTCTCCCGGGGTTGAACCTCCGACATTTGCACCGGCAATTGTGACTGTTTCACCAATAGCGTATGCATTTCCAGCACTTGTCAGCGTTACAGACGTAACTGTACCTGAAGTACGAACAATTGTAAATCGAGCACCCTTGTCCGTGACAGCTGGAATGTTTGTATATGTCCCAGTTGTTGTTCCGACAACAGATGCTGTAAATGTTCCGATGGTTAAAATTCCTGCAATCGGTGAACTGAGATTGAGCGTATTTGTAAGTGCCAACTTACGTGCATCATATGTAAAAGGTGTTCGAAGTTCTGTAATATCAAGCCAAATGTACGAATTGGTCGTAAACGGATTGACCACCTGTGCTGATACGAGATCAACACGTGTCACGTTTGTGATTGGTTTATTAAGAAACACAGTATACACATTTGCCCCTGGATAAAGTGTCGTATCTCTTGAACGTGAGTCGACGTGAATGTACGACACTTGTTCCATCCTATTTTCTACTGGATATAATAATGGGAAAACATTGGCGTGGCCTTATCAAGTCATGGCCACTACGATACTTTTCTGCACTTTCACCGAAACAAAGACTCGTGCGTGAACGCGAACTCGTTCGACGTCGAACTCGACCACAGCTTGCACGCACAAACACTTTGGTGAAAACGAAAAAAAGTCGATGGACTGGTCTGTTTCATGCGACATACCCTGACCTTCGATTCAACAAAGCAGCCATTTCAAAACGAACTGGAATACCGCGAAAGACACTTGATACAGTGTATAACCGAGGACTCAAGGCATGGCAAACAGGAGGATCGAGACCAGGTGCAACCGCACAGCAATGGGCTATCGCGCGCGTATACAAATATGTCCTCGTGACAAAGAAAAAGGCACCAAAAGCGTGGTATGCATTCCGGAACGATCCAAATGCAAATTTACGTCGTTAAAACAGAGTATTTTTATGTAACGACTAATATTTTCTAACATGAAGTATATGAGTTCACCGGAACGAAAGTATTTGAAAGTTCAGAAAATGCTACAATCGATTAATGCTCATCAGGCTCTTACAACAGAAACTCTTAAACTCTTTCGAAAATTTATGGCTCTTCACCGTGAATCAAATAAATATGCAAACATACTCGAAAAAAAATACCACATGCCTGCATTACGTAGTCACTCGAACATTGAACGAATGTTGACTGTTGAACGAAACAGACTTCGACAGGTTGCACGGAACCTTGCCGCGCTCAAACGTGTCGCGCCGTACGAAGTGTACACACTTGTGAAACCACGTATCTATTCACCGAAACCCAAAAAACCAAATTCACCCACGTCAAATATACGGCGCTTATTTGTGAATAAGAGATGAACGTCGTTAAAAGAGAGTCTCTTTATTCACGTATGGCTCGATCGCTCATCCATACATCGGCCCGACAGATTTGGCAAACACTTGGTCCTGGGTTTTCAGAACGCGTGTATCATAACGCGATGGAAGTATGTCTCAGGAAGGCATGTATTCCATACGAAACTGAACGAATTGTTCCGATTGTATTTCTGGATCATACACTTGGAAACATGCGTGCAGATTTGATTGTCGAGAATCGACTCGTGGTCGAACTCAAGTCTGTCCGAGCACTCAAAGACGAACACCGTATACAGACTCAGGCGTATCTTCGACTTCTTGGACTTACGGATGCTGTGCTTGTAAATTTTCCAACACACAGCGATACTGTCGAAATCGAAGATTTTCCGAGTCAATAAGTAGATGATGGACCAGTACCTCCCGATGCTTACCGTTGTGCTCGGAGGTATGTTTTTTACAACACTCGGTCTCTGTGTCAGGTACGGTTACAAATCAAAATGTGCTCGTGTCGAGTGTTGTTGTATTTCAATTGAACGAAACATCCCAGAAGAGGTTCGTGAAGATTTACGTGCTATACAGCATGGAATACCAGTCGCCCCTTCGGCGTCGTCACTCCAACGAGCGTCTCTCGATGGTCATCCCTGAATATTTTCCACGTACTGAACATATGGACACCGAGACTCAACAGCTTGTTTCGAAGGATGAGAAGCCAGCTCCAAAATGGCTCAAGTGGATGCCACTTGCAGCACTGATTGTGTCGTGTTGTTCATTCCTCTTTGCCGTGACTGTTTTGTACCCATGGCACATTGAACTCTCGAAAGAGTTTACGGCTCTATCAAAAAAAATAACGTCATGTCAATAATGATCGATGACGAGAAGATTCCAGATCCTCCTCTGTGGATGGTATGGGTTCCGCTTGCTGCAATCATCCTAAGTCTCACGATTCTCATTTTTCAAATCATTGTTCTTCATGGTTGGCACATGAAACTCTCGAATCAGATGAAACACCTCAAGGGAAAAGTTTCTTCGATAGTATAAATGCTGTGGATCATTCTCGTCCTGCTTCTTCTTCTGATACTTCTGACAATGTCCAGGGGAGGAGGAAGTGAAGCTCCGTGGATGCCCTTCTTTATCAAGAACCAGCCTGTACAACCGCTCGTAAGTCTCGCAGCACAGTAATTTTTCTTCATATGTTATAGATCAATGGCACTCGCAACGGTTCTTGCAATGTCATGTGCAGAACTCGTTGGAAATTGTAACCTGAAATACTTTGTCGAATCAAACCACACAAAGCATCATCATCTCATGCTCGGTATCCTTGCATATGGAGCTGTTGTTGCGTTGTTGATTCGTAGTTTTTCCCATGCCAATATGCTGTACGTTTCAGCACTTTGGGAAGGGATGATTACTATTCTTGGTGCAGCTGTTGCATTTTTCATACTTGGTGAACGATTCAAACATCCGATCCAATGGGCCGGACTTGTTCTCGCGCTTATTGCTGTCCTGATGGTTCATTTCGGTGAAAAGTTCAACGAGTAACGTTTGTACCATTCCGTGCAATTCCCCCGACATTCGTAGATGTTCCGCCTCCTACGTTTGCTGCTGTTGGCATAGTGGGAATATTCGCCGAAGCTCCGACATTCGGTGTGCCCAGATTGCTAGCAGATCCACGGTTCTTAAATATGTAATATCCAATAGCACCAACAACAATCAGACATGCGATGACGATCGCAACAATTGCCATGGGTGGCAACTTTGCAGGGGGTGGTGTCGTCTGAGCTTGCTGCTGCTGATTAGAATCCATATTTATCATTACTGGGCATTTTATTTCCGTGAGTTGACGTACTTAGGGGTGTTGCAAGTGGCACGGGTGCTTTTGAAATGTAATCATAGTACGACAATTGCTGAAGTATATTCGTGCGAATCTGCCGGGAAGCTTCTTGAACAACAACTTCATTGAGTGTCTTTACCTGGGTCGTCGTGTCTGGGTTTACCATGATTCTCATATACACTCGGTGCATCAGTGCTGACAAATCACCATCGCTTTGACGATCGATATTCATGCCAGTCTTTGCTTTAACGTCAGCAGCAATTGCCTTCTGAAGATATTCGAGATTGAATGGTGAGAAAAAGGCGGCACTGAGAGGTGTCGGGAACACACGCCAGTTACTCATATTACTCTTGTCGAACATAAAAACTTGACCCGTAGTACATAGAAGAGATGAAGGTCCAGAAACGAGATGGAAGTATAGTACCCATGCTTTTTGATAAGGTTGTTGCCCGGATCAACAAGCTCTGTTCTGGACTTGATGTACAAGCAGACAAGGTGGCTCAAAAGGTGTTCTCAAGTCTTTACGATGGAATCAAAACAAGCGATATTGACGAACTTTCGTCTGAGGTTGCCGTACATATGCAAACCGAGCATCCTGACTATGAAGTCTTGGCGACTCGAATCATTGTGTCGAATCTCCAGAAGACGTGTCCTTTGACATTCAGTGATGCTATGATTGCTTTGCATACCAAGGGTATTTTGAGTAGCGACTTCATGAAATGCGTTGCGCTCGAGCTTGATGCTGTGATTCAGCACGAACGTGACTATGATTTTGGATACTTTGGAATCAAAACACTCCAGCGTGGCTATCTTTTGCAAGGTGAGACGCCGCAGTACATGTTCATGCGTGTTGCCATCGGGATCCACGGTGATGATATTCGACGTGTCAAAGAGACGTATACCCTGATGTCCCAAAAGTACTTTACGCATGCAACACCGACCCTGTTCAATGCTGGAACCAAACGTCCTCAAATGTCCTCGTGTTTTTTGGTTGCGATGAAAAATGATTCGATTGATGGTATTTATGATACACTCAAGGAGTGTGCTCAAATCTCGAAATGGTCAGGAGGTATTGGAATGCACCTGAGTAATGTCCGTGCAAATGGCTCAAAGATTCGTGGGACGAATGGTATCGCGGATGGTATCGTCCCCATGCTGCGCGTCTTCAATAACACGGCCCGGTACGTGAATCAAGGTGGTGGGAAACGCAAAGGATCGTTTGCCGTGTATCTGGAGCCATGGCACGCGGATATTATGGAGTTTCTTGAGTTGCGTCTCAACCAAGGTGATGAGGAGGCTCGGTGTCGCGACTTGTTTACGGCACTCTGGATTCCGGACCTGTTTATGCAAAAGGTTGAAGAGGGTGGTGATTGGCACTTGATGTGTCCGGATGAGTCTCCAAAGTTGCAAAACGTCTACGGCGAAGAGTTTAACGAGCTGTATCGAATGTACGTCGCTCAAGGTCGGTACAAGAAGGTGGTCAAGGCGCGTCAAGTCTGGGATGCTATGCTCAAATCGCAGATTGAAACAGGCACACCGTACATGTGTTACAAGGATGCCGCAAACACAAAATCAAACCAAAAAAATGTCGGAACAATCAAGTCCTCCAACCTCTGTACCGAGATTATGGAGGTGTCGTCGGACTGTGAAACAGCCGTGTGTAATCTGGCATCGCTGTGTCTCCCGACATTCGTGAAGGAGCATGGAAATGAACGCGTTTTTGACTATGATACACTTGATGCAGTGACTCGTGTCGTCACACGCAACCTGAACCGGGTCATTGATAAGAATTATTACCCGACACGTCCGGCCGAACTTAGTAACCTCCGTCACCGTCCGATCGGTCTCGGTGTTCAAGGTCTTGCGGATGTATTTATGCTCATGGGAATCGCATTCGATTCACCTCGGGCTCGTCAAATGAATACAAACATCTTCACAATCATATATTTTGCAGCACTCCAGGAGTCGTGTCAACTCGCCAAGGAGGAAGGTGCCTACGAGACCTTCCGTGGCTCGCCCGCATCCGAAGGGATCCTTCAGTATGACATGTGGAACACGCAACCTATCGTTCCGTTCGACACACTCAAGGAGGATATCAAGCGGTACGGTCTTCGGAACTCGTTGCTCGTGGCACCTATGCCAACCGCCTCTACAAGTCAAATCATGGGGAACAACGAGTGTTTCGAGCCATACACGACCAACATCTATCTGCGTCGGACGTTAGCCGGTGAGTTTGTCGTCGTGAACAAACACTTGGTCAAAGATCTCAAAGCACTTGGTCTCTGGAAGAAGGAGATTAAGGATCTCATCATTAAGGATGGTGGGTCGGTTCAAAACATCCCTGGTCTTCCAGACACATTGAAGGCGATCTACCGGACCGTATGGGAGATTCCGATGAAGTCCGTGATTGATATGGCGGCTGATCGCGGGGCATTCATCGATCAGTCCCAGTCCCTGAATCTGTTCATGGAGAACCCTTCAGTCGCAAAGCTTTCGTCCATGCACATGTATGCGTGGAAGAAAGGTCTGAAGACCGGTATGTATTACCTTCGGACGCGCGCAAAGGCAAAGCCTCAACAGGTGACTGTTCCGGTGGGACCGCAAGTCCCAGTGCCACCAACTGCGGAAGAAGTGCTTGCGTGCTCATTGGCGAATCCCGAAGGGTGTCTCATGTGTTCGTCTTAGTGTGACGCGTGATTATTGAGACGCGACGACGAGCTGTTGCGATACGTTGACCGTTCGTCTGCCGTTTCCGTTCAGGTGAGTTGTACTTTCGTACTTTCTTAAGACCAGCGAGAAATACCAT